ATGAAACAATACTTGCGCATAAAATGACTTGGGTCTTTAGCGCAGGCGATATATTCATCTTTTATTATCTGTCTTAAATCTTCACTCATTTACCTAGTTTCCAAAGCAATTTAAATGAACCTTGTGGGGTTAAGTCTTGGTTTATGCCCATTCCGATTCCTATTGCTTTGCGTTTTTTAGTTCTGTATAGTATTTCACCTCCAATATAACCAAGCTGTCTTGGACTTCCAACTACTCCTACACCAGCATACCATTCTCTATTATTTAGGTAAATAGTTTTTTCAATTGTAATTTTAGGTATTTTTAAATTTGATTGAACTTTGCGGGCTATAATATAATTTTTGGTTATAGTATCGCTTATTACTATGTTACCAAATGTATCAACAGGTACTGTGTCCTGATACGCGTATTTGGAATAGTAGTCTTTTAATATTTCGTTGGTGTCTATCGGGGCTTGAAATGTATCTATTTCAAATTGAAATTCAGTTATAGTTTCTACTTTGGTTCTCCATTTAGGAACATATACCGGGGTTTCAACTTTAACTGGTATTTTTTCAATAGTAGTTTTAATTTCTACTCGTTCTTCTTGGGTATTATCTTGGGTTAAAAGATAAATAATTACACCAATTAGCAGAACTATTATTGAAATGTATGTTATTTTAGTTTTCAAGCGGGAATTGTTGGTTTATCTGCTCCTAATTTAGTATATACTCCTATATTCTTTTTAATCCATTCTTTAGCTTTCCCCCTAGTATTTAATAATTCAGAAGCATATGAAGATTTTTTAATCCAATTCTCAAATTCTTTATCTTTTTTATACTCTTCTAATTTACCTATTAAAATATTTATAAGTTTTTTAGTTTTTTCAAATTTTTCTTTTTCTTCAGGGCTTATTCCTTTAGCATGAATGGGAGAATCAATGGTTTTTGTTCCTTTTTTGATATCATCTTCTGTTGGTTCTTCATCTTCAGTTTCCTCTAGCTTTTTTATAGAAGCAATATTAGGATTTTCAGATTTAAATTTATTAGCAGAAGTTGAATCCGCAAAAGATTGGACAGCTGTTTCTCCTGTTCTTCCCATAACTTTGAAAGCTTCATTTTCTTCTAATTCAGCTAAAATAATTTCTTTGATATAGTCTTTTAGTTCAGATTTTTTCATAGTTTTATATATATTATTTGTTATACATATTACGAAAACACGACAGATAATACTTTATTTACGCGTTCCTCAATTGAGCCTGATATATCGATTATGTTTTTAGCTCTGTGGCCGTGAATCATGAGTATTTCTTTAATAGCATTATTGATTTGTTCTCTATAATTTTTATCAGTTTCTCTAACTCCGTTATCTTCAATAGCAACCCCTTCAGGACTAACATAAAAGATATAATCGTATTCTTCAATTAAAAATTTAGCAACATTTTCAAATGCTTCTTTCTCGTATATCGTCATAGATGTAGAACATTGACTAAAAGCTATAACATCAATTGCTGTTCTGTCTGTGATTATATTTTCGCATAGTAGTTCTGCGGAACGTTCTGCTAGAAATATTAATTGCCCTTTGAATGTTGAATCTGTGTTTAAAGGGATACCTAAACTATTTAAATATTTTGAACGTTCTGTTCTAAATTCATAACCTTTAAATAATTCGTGTTGTTTTAATGCGTTGACAAGTGTGGTTTTGCCAACAGATTGAGTTCCACATAGGCCTATTTTCATAACTATATTATTTTATTTGCGTGAATGTAAAAAAGAAAGCTTGGTTTCCCAAGCTTAACTTTAAAATATTTTTGTTTGTTTATGTTTAGCGTGTTTCTCTCTTATATTGTTGACAAAGGTCTAAAATAAGATCATCTAATTCATCTAGATTATTTAAGCCTTTAATGTAATCATATATATTTTGTTTAATCTCTTTTAACTTCTTACTATCAGTTCCTGTTTGTGTTAAAAACAAATTAGGTACTTCGTTTGGTTTTTTAGGTACTTCATTTAACATGCTACTAACTTCTTCTCTAATTAGTTGTCTTAATTGTGATAGTTTCATATTTTATAAATTTAAATGTTTTTGTTTGTTTATTTAATAAATTTTATGTTTTTTATAATTTTAAATTTTCACACCTTTTGATCGTGCCAATTGTTTTACCTTTTCGGATGGATTTTCGATGTAATCGATTGTAAGACCATCCTTTTCAACTGCCACTAACTGAACCCTTTCTGTTGGATTTTCGATGAATTTGATTGAATATGGCTTCTTTTCAACCGCCGCTAGTTGAACCGTTTCCGATGGATTTTTGATGCTATGGATTGAAATGGGAAACTTTTTAACCGTAAACAACTGAAGCTTTTCGGATGGATTTTCGATGAATTGAATTGAATATGGATTCTGGTCAACCGCTGCTAACTGAACCCTTTCCGATGGATTTTGGATGTATCGGATTGAATAACCCCAAATTTTAACCGCTGCTAACTGAAGCTTTTCCGATGGATTTTTGATGAATTGGATTGAATATGAATGCTCTCTAATCGCTGCTAACTGAACCGCTTCTGATGGATTTTTGATGAATTGGATTGAATCTGGATTCTCTTTAACCGCTGCTAACTGAACCGCTTCTGATGGATTATCGATGTCTTGGATTGAAAAACCATCCTTTTGAACAGCAGTTATTTGGTCTTTTTCGGATAATTCGTTTTCCAGCAATACACTTTTTACTTCTTCTTTAATTATTTGTCGTAATTGTGATACTTTCATATTTTTAAAATTTAAATGTTTTTGTTTGTTATAAATATGCAAAAAAAATAAAAACTAATATCTACTGGTTCCTGTGATTGAGGCTTTTTTATACCAAGGAAGACCTTCCCTATCTTTACGGGCTTCTTTCCATTGTTCTTCTGTTTTGCGTATGCCATAAAGATAATATTCGCGTTTACGCATGTTACCTTCGGGTATTAAGGCAGGGCCGTCCCAATTGTGGAGATTATTATCCCATATGTATGCTATCGTGCCGTCGGCTTTAGTGAGTTTTTTGGTGGGTTCCCATTTTTCCATAGTGTTGTTTTAAAAGTTTTTTACACAATATACGCCCTGAGCGGCACTTACAGCTATTCCTCTAGAAGATAAGCTATCCCCTACAAAATGTATATTAGGATATTTTATTAAAGATAAATCGTCATAATTTGTTAAAACTTCCTCGGATAAAAATTTTACTTCTGGGATATATAGTGAGTAGTCATCTTCAAAATTAAATACTTTATTTAAATCATCAATGTAATTGATGATATAATCGGCGTATTCACCATATACTTGTTTAAATAGATCTAAATTACCTACACTAACTACATTCATTTCTTTACCTTCAGCAGTTAATGATGGTTTGCGAGTAAAATTGGGGGAATAATGAATGCCTTTTCCATCAATTTGGCATTTTGATACTATATCTTTTTGGAACTGGAATGGGCTGTCTATTCCTTTTATTTCCATTATAATACCAAAATTAGTCATATTATTTACCATATCTTGCTGCTTGTAACTATGACCATTATATGATCTCATATCGTATGTAACTTCTTCGGCTACATAAGCCGCAAAATTATTACTGCAAAATGAACGCGAGGACACTTTATCGTTATGGCGCTTATATAATTTAAAATCATATGCTATATCTACAATTGATTGCATGTATTTTTGTGGAAGTTCCATACGAACCCCCAACTGTACACTTTTACTTTCTTTGTTTAAATTATATTTATCAATTAGCTTTTGAGTCAAATCAATACCAGATTTACCTGTGCCATAAATAAGTTTATCAAAATTTATGATTTCTAACTTATTGTTAAGGGTTATATATTGGATTTCAAAATCAATATCTATTACTTCGGTTTCCCACATAAAATTAACACCTTTTTCAACTAACCAATCGTACCATCTTTTACCCATATCATGCAAATAGTTAGTTCCAATGTGGTATGCTGGGGCCATTCTTAGATTAAAATATGGTTTAATAAATTCGGGTTCTTGAGTTGGTTCAGAGAACATTATTTTTAAAGGATCAGGATGAAATTCTACAATATAAGACCATGCTTCGTCTAGGACCTTGTCTGCCTCTTTTTCTCCCATGTACTTAGCTAGTTGACCCCCTACTGCGTTGTGGAGATAACTCCACTTACCATCTGAGAAAAGTCCAGCTCCAAAGCCTCCTCGCATTACTTCATCTTTAAGTCTATTATATGGGTCTTTTCCAGCATCTATTACAGTTATTAAATTACCAGAGTAATTTTTTTTTATTAATTTGGTTG